TCAAGGTATGTGTAAGGCGGACCATAGTTGGCTGGCTCAAGGTTCACGTAGGCAATGTCAATGTCAGTGCCAGGTGGTGATTGCAGTTCCGTGAGGGTTACGCAGTCGTTGCCGTCAAAGTAGATCTTCCACGGATAGGTTATGAATCCGCCACCCTGACCTGATTGTGCTGGCCAGTCGAAATACTTAGTAGTGTCGTTCGGGTAGAAAGTCCTGTGAAGATGGCCTTCAATGTTCCTGGCTACGTTCTGGATAACCCTGTCAATCTGCACATTATCATAGGCAGTTGACTGAAAGTCAGGTGCTCGCTTCACATCCTCCCGACTGCAATAGCATGGGGTGAAAATTGTCATAAAAATAACTGCTCTCTGTATTGATAGAAAGCAGCGCAAATAGAAGGTAAGTCTGTCAGTCTTAGCTTTTATCCGATGGATTGCTTTCTACCATCGTGATTTTCTACGGGATTATCTTTGGTGCCAGTCAATAGCCCAGATTTCCTGAGGCTTGTACTTCAGCGGAATTTCCTGACCCCACGAATAGACTCCAGCCTCACCTTGAGTCAGAGCGTGATATCCGCCAGGTAGCTGAGTACCGATGATTGTTCCTGGCCTAATTTTATCAGTTCTTGAATAGGAATTGGGGACGAAATCTGCCAGCCCTATTTCCATCAGGTTTGCAAGAGCATCAGATATTTTTATGCCATATTCTGAATGATTGCAGTTGTAGAAGAATTCAAGGATGTGGTTCTCTGAAGGCAGGTATCCGGTAGCCAGGTAAAGGCTTGCGGCAAGAGCATCAGGAACGCAGACAGGAAGGTCAGAGTTGTAGCTGACGCTGGCTACTTTCCTTGTCAGAACCCTGATTTCCTTCTTGACAGTCCTAAGCTCAGCCCTGACATTCGTAGGATGATGCTTCGTAGCTGCCTTAGATCCTGATACGTGCTTACTGCTGGGATGGTGCTTCTTAGCGGCAACATGCTTTCCTGTGTGGCCTTTAGGCTGTGGTTTTCTCATCGTCAGTCCTAGAAGCTGTTAGAAGCTGGCATGACCCAATCCTCAGGGAAGGACCAGCCACAGAATTTGCAGAAGAGGATGACAGTCGGATCTAGAGGGTTACCAGGCTGTAGAGGCTCACCATCGTCAGGACATGCCAAAGGTGGAGGCATGCGTCCTGTACCGGGCATGTTCTCTTCCTCAGCCTGCTGCTGAATGATGTCATAAAGCTGGTACCAGCTCATTAGTTCTCCTGTGGCTCTGAGAGCGTTTCTACGACAGTCTCAGGCTCAGCTACGTCATTACCCTCAGGTAGTTGTGTTTGATCGTCAGCGTGGCTCTCAGCGCTTTCTAGAGGCACTTTAGGAGGCCATAGGGAAAACACTTCTGACTGGCAAGCTGGACAGCGGGGAAGCCCAGCAGCAAAGCGTGCTGAGCATTCCCCACACTGCAAAAGGCTCATCCAAGAACCCCAGATACCATGTAGAAGTCAAGAATTCCCTGACCAGCGTTACCAGCGCTTGCGATAGTCAGCGTGTAAGTTCCGCCAGGAATCCACATCGGCGCATATGCCTTACCGTCAGCCGCAGCATCAGGGTAAAGAGGTACGCCAGCAGCACCAGCAGTTGCAGATCCGGCAGCAGCACCAGCGACGTAACCGCCAGCACCATCAGTCAGGATTGAGACTGTATTAGCGTCCTTAACCGCAATGGTGTAAGACGCTGAAGGTGCAGTTGCGCCAGGAGTTGAGTAGACCAGCACAATCGTTCCTGAAGGAAGCGTGAAAGTCTGGCTTACTGCTCCACCTGATGTTGCTGTCCATGCAAGAGAAGCATGGTAAATTCCGCTAGGCTGAATCAGGCTGGTTGTTACTACTAATGTTCCGCTGCTCATGTTATGCCGCCGTTACGTAAGCGCCATCGTCAAGCGGAACGTATGTCAGGTACCAGTTCACTACTCCAGCACCAGCGTTAGCTGATGTTGTGGCTGTGATGTAGCCAGGAGCAACAGGGAACCTTGCAACGTTCCCTGCTGTGAAACCAGCGTAAGAACCAACGGCCAGTTCAGCAGGAGCAATAATGTTTGAACTTACTGTTGCCTGCAAAGTTGTCAGCCATACGCCTGCTTCTGATGAAGTTACCGCTGCTGCTGTAGCAATACCTGTGTGCTCTGCTGTTCCGTTTGTAGGAGCAGTACCCAGAGACAGGGTTGTTGCAGTTGAGCCGATAGCTGTTGTTACCTGTCCGATCAGCGATGTAACCAGGATGTTTCCGGTAGACACAGTGAACAAGTTGTTAGTTGTCGCTGAGCCAGGAAGCGTCCACGAATAGGAAACAATTGTTCCCAGGAGAACCTTGCGGAAAGCAAGACCCTGAAGGTAGTCAGTTGTAGCCATGACTCACGCTCCAAGGATAGTCAGGTTCGCTGGCTTACGCTGAACTGTCAGATCGTGAAGGACGGCACAAATAGATGTGGTGTTAGTTCCTGTTACCTCAATGTACTCATAGCCTGAAGCAAACTGTGAAGTGAAGAAATCAACAACTGATACATACCCGGAAGTTCCGGCAAGCGTCAGGGCGTTTGATGCCCATGAAGCAGTCTCAAGTGTCCATCCGCCAGTACCGTCATGCTTTGCGTTCTGGTACCAGACTGAAGGCTGACCGAAACCGTTAGCTGTTGTCCAGTTAGTTGTTGATCCGCCGAAAGTCTCAGCGGCAACGACTGCGATTGATGAGGCACCAGATGCCTCAACGATGAAAGTAACCGCAGAAGCGTTCTTCATTGAGAACATGTTTCCTGAAGCTACTGTTACTACGTCCAGGATTCTGCCTAGACCATTCATTCCTGCCATTTCTGGCCTTTCTTCGCTTTATATCTTCGTGAGGGGCGCGAATGCCTCACTCTCATCTCTGAGATACCAGTCCTTTCAAAGGGACTCTCAGCGGGATTTTCCTGCTGAACGAAAGTGAGATTGGCGGCAAGTCCGTCTAGTCGCTCTCTGCTTTAAAACGGAGTGATACTTGCTCTTACCTGCGACTTGGCACTCTCAGGATTAGCTACGTGTTGCTAGCTGCACATATGGTGACAGCGTTGCAGCGGAGTTATTGTGCATTGTGATTGGTGTCTGAATCCACGGACGACCATCAATACGCTCAATCAGCCTGAATGCTGTCTTGTCGTTAGCGAACAGGTAGTGAATTGAAGAGTCAGCAGTCATAGCCTGACGGTCACCGATCAGGTAGAAGCTGAAGTCAATCAGGTTGATGTCTCCAGTTGTTCCAAGCGGACCTGTCTTCTCAGTGAACACGATAGGACGACCAAGAAGGGTCATCGGTGGTGCTCCTACAGCGGCGTTAGTTGGTGCTCCGTTACCAACGAATACGGCAGAACCACCAGTACCAACAGGTAGCTGCATCTGTGCAAGCTGAGGGAATGAGTCAATAGAAACAACCCAGACAGAGTTGGCAATGCACTGCGGAAGCATCTGTGAGTACATCTGTACAACATTGTCATATGAGATTGTCGCTGCTGCCTGACCTGCCTGCTTTGTAACAGCAACTGAGCCAGGAGAGTTGATAACACCCTGAGGCTGGCCAACGCCTGAACCTGTCAGGAATGCAACATCCTCTTCCCATGAAAGAGCCTTAGGTAGCTGAGATGACAGCCATCCGTTAAGAGCAGGAGCGTCAGCAAGTAGCTCATTCGGGATTGTGCAGTAGATAGTCAGCTTCTTGGCGTCAAGAGTTATACGGCCAAAGCTAGCCTGTGACTCTGTAAGCGATGCTGCTTCCTCTTCCCAGTAGGACTCAATTCCACCGAACACAGTTGTTACGTGGCTTGTGTCGTCAACAGTCGGGATGTTTACACGAAGAGTGCTCATCGGGATAACTGTGGCGCGTGGACGAACAATGCTGTTCTCAAGAGTCCACTGAAGCATGTCCCCACGGAACTCTTCAGGGATCAGGAAACCACCAGCGTCAGGAACTTCTGAACCAAAGCTGTTGTTGATTGCATGAGTCTTGGCTAGCTTCTCCTGAAGAGCAGCCCTGTCTGCGAAATGCTTGTTCTCTGCAAGAACTGAGCGAGTGAAATCGCCCATGTTCTCAAAGATTCCGTCAAGCCTTGCACCAACAGCGTTATGGTTGTAAACAGTGGTGCCAGACACAGGATTCCTGCCAGCGTAGGCAACAGGTGCCTTTGCGTTGACGCCCTGCTTTGCCAGGTCAGCCTGAACCATCTGAAGCTGCTCAGTAACTTGCTGAGTCACTGACTCATTCTGAGCCTTAATGTAATTTGAGATCTTTGCTGCGAACTCTCCGCTTTCTAGTTCAGCGTTAAGTCCGGGAGTGTCGCTAAGATATTCCTGTAGTTCGGCGGAATTCTTAGGCGCTGCGTTTGTTTTCATCCGATCAAAATTCCTTTCAAACTGTCGGATATTCTCTTTGCGAGTTGATTATCAGCCACGTCATGACCGTACTTAGCCATTGCAGCCTTTATCTTCTCCTTAATCGAAGCCAGTTGATCAGGTGTGTACTGGCTTGCGTTTTTCTCCTGGTTTATGTATGACCAGGCAGCTTTTACGTGCTCTTCATCAATCGGGTAACGCTTGACGCCTTCCTTGCCAGACTTGCTGGCCTGCTCTCCATCAGCGTCAAGATAGCCAGGGTCGGCATATTCAACGTCACCGTAAGGAGCAGAAGCGTTGACGAACGTGTAAGGCATCAGGTTTGACATCGGCTTACCGGGAACAGGCTTAAGCTGCTCACCCGAAGCTGACCAGTAATCATGGTCAGTGTCTCCTGCTGCTGTCAGGTCACAGTCGCCATCGTTGTCAGGGTCATAGCATTGCTGACCAGGATGAGCAGTAGCGTCATGTGTCGCGGCGTTATTCATTGTCCGTCCTTCAATAATGTTGTCTGCAAGTCCCTCAGCTACAGCCTCACTGGCGCTAAGCCAGGTACCGTCAGTTCCGTCTTGCATCTTTCCTCGCCAGTAAGCTGCTGGCTTACCAGTACGGTCTGAGTAAATAGAGGCAATCTGATCTGAGATCTTGTTCAGCAGTCCAGCGGCTTCTGTTGCATCCCTGGCGTTTGCCTGACGGATATCTGCATGAGCCTCATGAATCATCATCATGCCGTTCTTGGCAATATTCAGCTTGCCAGGTGATGCAGCCTGAGCGATAAACGAACCTGCTGAAGCTGCCATGCCGTCAATGTTCACAGTGACATCTGGCCTGCGAGCAAGAGCCGTGTAAATAGCCATGCCCTCAAACACGTCACCACCTTGCGTGTTAATGTTCACAACCAGCGGACCTTTGACAGAGCGAAGATCATTGACAAAATCTGAGGATCTGATTCCTGTTCCGCCGATATCGTCGTAGATGGCTATCTGTGACGGCCCAGACGCCTGATTAGTAATTTTGTATTCCATGTGTTTCTCACCAATCTGGTTTGTGTATCTGGCGTTAGGACCAGGCTTAGATGGCTGTGCTGGCTGCTGTGGTTCAGCAGGAGCTTGTGCAGGAGGCATGCCAGGAACCCAGCCAGGAGGCAGTGCAGGAGCTTGTGTGGCCTTCTCAACAACGCCCATGTCAGGCAGACCGACAACCTCAAGAACGTCATGAGGGTCATAGCCAGCGTCAACGAGATCCTGAGCAGCAGCAGACTTAGAAGTCAGTTCAACGTTGTCCTGCTCACGGTTAGGTGCAACAGGCGGAACATAGTCAAATTCCACGTTGTTAGCTGCTGAGCCGAAAAGCGGAAGGAACTTGTTGTTCAGAACGTCTGACCATCTGTCAAGACGTGGCATAACAATGTTGTCAAGGTGAACTTCCTCACCTGTCTGCGCATTAGCACGGTTAACATCGTCAGTAATGCCCACCATAATCGGGTGAATGCGGTAAGCTTCACGGATCTTGTCACGCGAATTATTGACCAGGTTCACGAAATCCATGTCGGTCTGATTTGCGTGACCTGCTGCTTGCCAGGTCATTCCTGACTCAAGCAGCGCTACCCTGTGTGCTCTCGAAACTCCACGGTGAGTTTCACGCCATCTGTTAGTGAACGTGTCAAACTCTTCATCAGTAAGAGCGTTAGGAGCAGTGATGATGCTTCCGGGATCTGCTTCATTCAGGAAGAAATTCCTGTTCCACTGAGCAGCGTAATTTCCTGCATCGATGTCAGACATGACAGTCTGCAAAGGAGACTGGCCACGATACATGTCAAGAGGATTAGGCGTCTTGCAGAACACAACCTCATTAGGCTTGAACGGAACACGCTCACCGTTAGGACCATCGTAGAAATAGCCAGCGATAAAGTTTGTGGGAGATGGAACTGGAGTCATCTTGTCCGGGCGAACAGGCCATATACCTGTCGGGATCGCTCCTGCATACTCGATAATCCACCAGCTTTCACCAGTCAGTTCCAGGAAAAGCTGACTCATCTCGAATAGCTCAAGAGTTGTCATGTAAGGATTAGGGTTGCTCAGAACCTTCAGGGCCTGATGCTGTAATACTTCAACACGCTGGTCTGAGCCAGAATCTGACAGGGAGTAGCGAACACGGTTGTCCTGAGTTGCGCGATACATCCTCCACTCAACGCGGGAAACAGGACTGACAATCGAGTTGACAACGCCGAAAACTGTTCCTGACTTCTGGTAGGCACGAAGATAATTCTCAGACGGACTGTTCTTGTCCATGCTGAACATGATGTAAGAATTGTCGGAAGTATAAGAAACAGGAGCCTGATTCTTAACCAGTGTCTTCAGCCAGGACTTCACCATCAGTCACCTACAATGGCTTCTAA